AACAAGGAGATATAAAAAGAAAAAAGGCTTTTGGTCTATAAAAAATAACTTTATTAAAGTTAAAAAAAAGGGAGCGATTAAGCTCCCTTTTAGTATGCGACAGTTATTAACCGTTAGCTAACTTATTAAAGTAGGATAACGAATCATCATCATCATCTGTTGTTGCAGCTGTTTGAGGTACAAACGTAGCTTGCGGTACAGGTTCAGCTGCTGCACGTTGCATTGGCGCTGCAGTTGGTTCGTCTAGTGATACCGCTTCAGCAGTAGTCATGACAGCACCTTCTTCACCAAGTACACGATTCAACTTAGCTTTAAGTTCCGCATAAGTCTTAAAGCTCTTAGGATCTACAATCTCAGCAAGGCTGTATAGCGTATTATAGATCGCTTCAAGTTTAGCATCATCTTCAGACAAAGCTTTCATACCAGCGAATTCAGACTTATCATAGTTACGGTATCCCGCAACCTGTTGAATCTTAAGCTTGAAGTCAGCACCTTCCCAGAAGTCATATGGATTAACCGGAGTTTCATCTTGGAATTGTGGCTGCATAACATCCATGATCTTATCAAAGATCTTCTTACCGAATGTGTACAAGAAAGTCTTGCCATCATTTGCTGGATTAGAAGGATCAGATACTACCATGATATTTGACACATAGTGTAAGCGGCGCTTACGAGCACGTGCAATCTCTTTATCTTCATCACGACCAGTATTCCAAAGAATACTATTCATTTCTGATACAGGATCATCTTGACCAATAGTAGTCAAAGAATTCTCAATGTACCATTGTCCAGTTGGACCTTTAAAACCATGGTCCCAGTAGCGAACCCATGGAAGTTCTTCACCTTCAGCAGCAGGTAAGAAACGAATAACAGCATAGCCATTACCAGCTTTATCTACAGTAGGCTTCCAGAAGCGATCATCTTGGTAAGATGCTTTTTGACCACCGACAGCTTCAGCAGCTTTGGTGAGAGAGGCGATATCAGTACGATTTCGTTTTAAGTTTGCAAAAGACATATTATGTTTCCTTTTATATTGCAGTGTATTAATTGTTTTGGTGATACGTCTATTATAACACGTATCGCTTAAGATGTAAACACTTTAAAGATAATTTTTTTCATTTTATCTGAATTAATGTTAACAAGTAAGCTATATTTTCTAATCTTACGTGAGACACTAGGCCACAAGATTGGATCAGAAATAGTTTTGTCCGCCCTACTCATAAAGTTCGTGAGCTTATTAAGTATCACGACAGACTCAATATTTATATCATCTGATAAGTAGGATTCTACAACCTTTGGATATTGGTTGCCGATTTCAAACAGCTGGTCAAAACTATCAACATTCACTTTATCAAGATCTTGTTCAAAGTTATATCCCATGGACTCTGTTCTTTTTTGCCAATCACGATACACTTGTTCATTGCCAAGCATATCGCCAACCCAATTATTGTCTGCAACAAAGTGCGCAGCGTAGTAATTGATTAGCTCGGGTGGTGTATCAAACATCCTGCCAACCTTAGCAAAGAAGTATTTATCCTTACGTTTCCAAAAGGATTGTGGCTTCACCGATGTTTTAAAATTATACTTTGGTGCATCATAAGACTCTTGCTCAAAATGCAGCTTCAAAGACTGGTAGTATCTAAACGCTTCAAAAGGTTCCATTATCATCGTACTTCTTCATCCTAATTGCATTTTCTAAATAGAATATGTGCCATTCTTTAGAATTAATATCAAGTGCTGCTATTGCCTCTTTACCACCTTTGTAGTCTGCAGCTTCCATTACACTATGAAAACCAGGAGGGAGAGCATCTAATTCACCGATTATATCACGGTTTAAAGTAAGACATCTAGACTGTCTTCTATTCTCATTGTCCATGTACATAACACTATACACGCCAATCTCGAGTAGTTCTATCAGTTCAAACTTTGAGTAGTGTAAACTCATATAGGTAACCTTGCTCCTCCACCCTTAATAGAATTAACTTCAAGTGCTTCTGCTTCGATCTTATCTATAATTACGGTACTTAACAACCGCTTAATATCCTCAGGTTGCAGTTCACGTTCTTCACAAATAATAAGTACAGCTTCGATGTACGCTACACTAAGTGATTTAACTTTATCTTCAACCATAGTTGAAAATCTTTTCTTTGTAATGATAGGAGTAGGGATTTCAACCTGTTCCCCATTTGTAGAAATGGTGGTCGTCAATAGATGTAATGTATTCAAGGGTTGTACTCCAATATGGTTGAACTGATTTAGTGTGGTAATGTGTACTACCATTTGTTGAATCAAATCCATAATCATGGAGATCCAACGCTTGAGTAGTAACAATTACCGCGTGCAAGTATGCATCAAAGTTTCTAGGACGGTCAGATAGTCCATCACAGAACCAACTGAATTGGCATTTATGACGTACTATAGCTCCGTTGCTATGATACTTAGCTTGCTTGATTACTTCACACGCTGTATTAGGATAACGATTGTCCTTCATTCTATTAAGTACTACGTTTGTTACTGCCATCTGTCCGTTAGATGATTGATTTCTAGCTTCAAAGTATGAATTCAAGACTAAGCAATCAAACTCTTCTTGAGGAAGATTGTGCATTCCATCGAGAACGAATTCTGCATTTGCTGATGTTGATAATAATAGTGCTGCGAGTGCTAATTTGATTTTACTCATTTATCTACTACTCTTATTAGTATACAATCTGCATTAATACGACCGTTAGGTTTAGATTCTTTCGTAGTTAATGTAGCCCAAGCTTTATCTATCAATTTAAGAGATTTGGACTGTACAATATGTAGGAAGTCTTCAGGTTTACGTAACCTTATCTTCCGAGTGTTATCAGATTCTAGATCTACACCTTGTAGAGTAGTACCTTTAATAGAGAACCCGCTCGCTTTGTCTGACACGTATTCGGTGATTTCTCGTGTCTTGGAGTTGAAGACAAACAGTCTCATTGCTCCAATTATTGAGATGGGATTGATAGAGACTAATTTGTTTTCACTATCATCCTTCTTGTACTTCATCTTAGCGACTTGCTTATCCGCAGACTTTACACGAGGTTTACTAATTTTTCGTGTTGCGGCTGTTGCAGCTTTGATTTTATCACAATCAGCGAGCATATCTTCAACGTGCTTAATGCGCCGTCTCATTACTGAACGCTTGATATGTGAATAGCCTTCTACAGCTTGATCACACTGCTTGTTATAAGAGTCATTGAAGTCAAGAAGCCATCCCTCAAGCCGTTTGCGAACGGGTTCAGCTGCTTTACCTGTAAGACCATGGAGGCGGAACCCATTGTATAAATCAAATTCAGGTTCTTCGCCACCGATCCATTGATCTTCCAGTTCATCCAAGTCAGTTAAAATAGTATCATTAACTTTAGCTTGGTACCTCTGAGTAGGAGTCAAGACAATCACATTTGCTACGGCTTCGGTATCTTCAGCTTTTTCTGCAATCGCTGTTGTACCTGCTTCAGTCGCATCTGCTACGAAACGACGTATAGCTTCATGTCCATCATAAAAAGACTCCAACTCTTCAGTTCTTGTGGTGCCGTCTAGTTGTAAAACTTTACGTTTGTATGGTATTTTTTCAAACTCTAATCCATGAGTTACCCACTGCATACAAGCAGCAACATGTACTCGACAGTTATAAACCCAGTCAGGAGCAGATAGCATAACAGTTGAATCATCTTTAGAATAATTCTTCTTAATGAAAGCTTTCATCAACTTTACTTTATCAGCCTTAACAACTTCAACTTGAAAGTAATCCTTTAAGTGCGCAAAGCCTTTATCTACAGAGGCCGCACCAATACCCGTCCGAGGACGTCGAGTATAATCTACTTTCTTTTTCTTTTTAGTTGTCAAAGCTTTTAAAGTCGCCATGCTATATTCTCTCTTCTCAAATTTATGATACCATTATATCACGTTTAGACTAAGTTGTACACACTTATTCCACTTTTATTTTCAAATATATTCAAGCTTGTGATATTAGGAACTAAGAATGAACGCCATCCTTCTGCCTTAACATCATAACATGCAATAGATTGAATAGTGCGTTGTACACCTTCGTCATCCACATAACTGACACCTTGCTTACTCTTTGGGTGTGCAACCTCAGGAATAAGATCCATATTTAAAGTGCAATCCATAATACGTTGCTCACCATTCTTCTTAGTGAACGTTACTTGAATTACACCTTCTTCTAATAGCTTAACAATCTTGCTACGATCCATATTAACTTACCTCTCTTTTGAATATTCTAATCCGATTTGAACTAATGAGTGAAAATAGAACACTGCTAAATACGTTTTAGTATCAACTAGTAAACCTAGAGAGAACAACGTATTAAGTGCCCAAATTGAAACAAAAGGTAAAACTGCCATTGGTACTAACATGCTCATAGCATCTACAAAACCAACAATTTCCCAAGTGAGCCTCTCGCGAGACGGTACAAAAGATTTAAAATTCATTTACTAACCCCAGTCGTTATCAAATTTAGTGGTTTCACGCATAGTGTCACCGTAATAAGTATCTGCATACTTAGACGCATCAGTCCATTGGTTGTAGTTCTCGTCCATCTTATCGATAGACTTGTTAAAATCATTGATCGCATCAGCCTTTTGAGCTTTGAGTTCAACGTACACTGGAGAAGTTTTAAACACTTTAGATTTAGCTTTTAACTTCTTCTTAAACTTAGCAGAGTTTGCAAGCCTTTCAGCTGTAGTTGCAATGAGTGCTAAGCGATCAGCTTTTTGTTTCTTATTCATCATAAATATAATCTTTCCTAATTTAGTATATGTAGCTATTATAACACGTTTAAACAAGAATGTAAACGGTTAATTTCAGTTATTTTGAATTATTTTCAGTATAGCTGAACGTGTTTCAGATTTGAATTCAGCTTCGTCACATTCTGACCAATCAATTCCTTCTTCATCCATCAAATTTTCAACATGAACTGCTAAGTGAATGTCAGTCGCAACTTTAAAGTGTGGTCGCTCTGCAACATTAAACCTAACTAATTCTTCCATGATCTCTTTACGCCAAACTGTAACCTTAATGCCGTCAATGATTGTTGCTGAATTCATAATATAAGTGCTCGTGTTTATTAATTTATATAGCTATTATATCACTTATAGTTGACAATGTACACTATAAGTGACGTTATTTTTAGATTAAAACGGTATATGCTTATTACTTACGTGTCATCCATTTACCGATTATTTCCCAAGACTTTACGATCTTTCCAGTAGGTGAAGCAAAGCATGACTTAATCCATAGGCTAGCTTCTTCTTCAGTGTGAAAGCTTTCGTTAATAACTACATCGTTTAAAAGCAATATACTTGACTTAACTTCTTTAGCCATATCGACCTCTCTAAGGTTCATTATGGGTACGTCGCCGTTCATACTTTAAGACTTCTAAAAGCTTCTTTCCATACACTTGACACTTGCGACTCTTTATAGTCAGCATCTGCTGCAGCCTTTTTAGCTACAGCCTTTTGATCAGGAGAAGCTGTTTCCTCCCACTCAACACATAGTGCATCGAACTCTGCGTAAAATTCTAATGAAGTTTTGAACTGCTCACCTGTTTCCAGGTAACAATCCGCATCAACAAAGTCCCAATCTAACTCGCCATTCACAATGTTTTCTGGATCAGAAGTTGCGATGGAAAATGCTTGACGTAAATTCATATTGTAGTTACTCTTAGTTGCCAAATTTGATGTAGGATTTAAGTGAATCAAAATCAGATTGAGATTTTGATTCGAATGTTACTGCGTGATTTCCGCCACCAGGTCCTTTTTCGACGTAATTGGTAATCTTTGAATTGAATCTAAGTGCCACTTCTAATATTTCTTTTAGTGTTACTTCTGAAGAGATGTCAGACGAGAATGTGTATTTCATAATATAGTTTCCTTATTGATTAAGATACTATTATATCACTAATCAAAGCAATTGTACACTGTTTTCTTAGAACATTTTGATCTAAGCTTATTACCTTTATTTTACAACAATAGCTGTGGTAACTCATGCTGCACACGATATTTTGATAATATACTTAGGTTATGCACTGTTGTTCTTATTTCACCGCCAGATGCTGGAGTGATACACATTTCGTAAAAAACTACATCATGCGGAACTTCATATTCTTTATTAGCTACGCCGTCAATAAACACAAAGGCATCACACTTATTTTGCTTGCTCAGCATGTTTCCCCATCTTGCATAACCAAGGTTATACGACCAACAGGATTTTATTTCTTTTAGTAATCCAAGTTCAACCATATCAGAACCTGACACGTCAGTTCCTATTGAACCGATTCTATTTTGTACAACGTATGCTTCTGTTATATTTCCTAGAAGGCTTCCTTGTTCTGTTTTACCAAGCTTATCAAAAATAGCTTTGAAATTATTTGCACCGAATTCAATCATGTTTTCGCGTATGTACATTATTACCTTCCTCCAGCTGAACTTACTACCAACAAGCTGAAGATCATGTAACACCAAAATCCACCTAACATGGTCATTGCTGTCCAAAACCAAACCTTAACAACAGTCTTTACCTTAGAGAAAAAGTTTTTCATTTTGTACCCCATGTGTTTTTAGCGTGAAACTCACGTTCTGTTGACTGGCTTGATAAACGCCATGTTTCAGGGAAAGCGTTTAATAACGACTCTTCTTTATACTGTATTGCATCGAGAAAGTTCTCGACCTTAGCGCACTGATCGTCGAACGCGTCCCAAAAAGAATTTTGGTTTGGATGATACATACCTGCAAGCTGCATTTCAGGAAAGGCAGAGTTTTGCACTTCCCATACATCTTGTTGTACCATTGGCCAATCGATGTCAGTGATCACACCGTCTTTAACGACGTGACGATATGGACGAGAAGCTGCTTTAATGATTGCGCTGTATAATTGATTCATGATATAAGTACTCTTTATTAATTTATGTATCTATTATATCACTATTCTTTATAGTTGTACACTGTTATTTGCATTCTTTTTAGATTAAAACGGTATAAGCTTATTCATATTGTGAAGCTTTCTCCACATCCACATTCAGCTGTCACATTTGGATTATTGAATTCAAATCCTTCATTTAAGCCTTGACGTTTATAATCTAACTCAATACCATTAAGTGCTATCAAACTTTTTGGATCAATAAAAAAACTGATGCCATTGTTTTGAAACACAGAATCCTCTTCATTTGTTTGGTCAACAAACTCTAGTACATAAGAGTAACCATTACATCCAGAAGTTTTTAGACCTAACCTAATACCCAATGTATTCTCTCGCAGTTTCATATGCTGATTCATTTTATCTGCTGCAGAAGGTGTTAAGGTTATCATGCTCCTTGCTTTCCTTTATAATCTTTAATAGCTGCTTTGATTGCATCTTCAGCCAATACACTACAATGAATTTTGACAGGAGGTAGTGCAAGTTCTTGGGCTAGCTTAGTATTCGTAATCTCACCAGCTTTATCTAATGTCATACCTTTGACCCATTCTGTGAGCAAAGACGATGATGCGATTGCACTACCACATCCGTAGGTTTTAAACTTAGCATCAGTAATGATACCTTCTTCAACTTTAATTTGTAGCTTCATTACGTCACCACACGCTGGAGCTCCAACCATTCCAGTACCGACTGAAGAATCGTCAGTATCCATCTTACCTACATTTCGTGGATTTTCATAGTGATCTAACACTTGTTCTGAGTATGCCATATTATTTCTCTCTTATTAACAAATCCATAATCTTGTAGAATATTGATCGTTAGTTATATCGTAAGGATGCTTCGCTGGTTGTACAGGTCTATATTCGGTATTATCTTGCGGTCTTTCTACGACAGGTTCTTTAAGTACTGACGCACCTTGAGGAGACTGTTCTGAACTGGTATGTACTGGATATATCTCTTCTATGCTAGACCACATAATGCTATCCTTTTAGTCTAATAATGTAACATGCACTATACATTATACATCATTATGGTAAACTCTACATTACATGTACCTCTACCCTCAGCAGATAACTCTTCTATTATAACACATTTAGAACAGTCTGTACACTATTATTTACACTATTCGAGTATATAATATTTATAAATAACACTATACTAAAGGGAACATTTTATGGATTTTTTTCAACTAGTTACGGATGTAGGTTTTCCGATAGCTGCAGCGGTTGCTGGTGGTTTTTTTGTGTTCCTTACTTTAAAATTTATATTAGCTGGTGTGCTTGATTCTATAAAGACTCAACGCATGTTTGTGATTGCATTAGACAATCGCGTTAAGACTATGAATAATGAATTGATTAGAATTGATGTAAAGATGTCTTCAGCATTCGGATTAAAACCTGACCTAGATAGAATAGCGAGGGCTGACGGTCAGAAAGACTCAAGGAAGGATTGATGGATATAGCAGCGGCGATTAACCAATATGGTTTTCCTATTATAGCAACGTTTGGTATGGGATATTTTATATATTATATTTGGACATGGGTGACAGAACAAGTCGATCCAATACTTAACGAATCTCATATGACCTTGATAGGTCTTATTGATAGGATAAGAATGTTAGACAATGATCTAATACGTCTCAATATGAAATTAGATATTGTTCTACAAGAAAGGGAAAAAGCGCGTGGTGTATATAAAAACAACGATGATAGCAATAATAACACTGGTTCTAATAACGATGCATCCGCCATCGAAGGCGAGTGATTTAACATATAATTTTGTAAGTCCAGCATTTACTGGTAATGGTTATAGCAGTCACGTACTTACTATTGAACAGCTTGAGAGCAACCGTAAGAAAGAGTTAAAAGAAGATAAGATAGCACTTAAAGAGAAAGCAGAACGTGACCTAAAGTCAACTAACGCTTATAAGTTTAAGAATAACCTTGAGTCACGTATATACGCATCTTTGTCTAAACAGATTGCAGACAACATGTTTGGTGAAGGTGCTACTATTGTTGATGGTACTTGGTATGAAAGTGAGACACCATTTGGAGACAACGTTAAATGGAAACGTGGAACAGATTCTAGGATATACGTTATTATCACAGATAGTAATGGAGATACCGTAGCTGAGTTTGATGTGCCTGTTGGGGAGTTTGCATTTTGAAGCTGTTTGTACCTATCGCAGTACTTAGTTTATTTGTGAGCGGATGTTCTTCAATGGTTAATATCCCAGAGCCAGAAGCCGCAGAACGAGTACTAAGCTTAAATGAAGAGTTTGCACAAATACGTCCACCTGCAAGTGGAAAATTAGTTGCAGCCGTTTATGACTTTAAAGATAAAACTGGACAAAGAAAGCCTAGTGATAAAATGGCTAATATTAGTACAGCGGTTACTCAAGGTGCAGAGTCTCATTTAATAAAGGCTTTGATTGAGGTAGGTGGTGGCGAATGGTTCACTGTAGTAGAACGTGTTAGCTTAGAGAACCTAACAAAAGAACGACAGATTATACGTCAAGCAAGACAGAGTGTGAAAGATGAAACTCCATTAAAGCCAATGCTATTTGCTGGAGTAATTATTGATGGTGGTATTATTGGATATGATTCCAATGTAATTACTGGTGGAGCTGGTGCACGTCATTTAGGTATAGGTGCAAGTACGCAATACAGACAAGACATTGTAACTATAACAATGCGAATGATTAGTACACAGACTGGTGAGGTTTTAATAAGCACATCAGTAACTAAAAGTATTATTAGTACTGGAAGTAGTTTAACTATGTTTAAATTCTTCGATCTTGGAACAAAAGCTTTCGAGTTAGAAGCAGGCAACACTGTTAATGAACCAGTTAATTATGCAGTAAGAGTTGCCATAGAGCAAGCAGTGGTAGAGCTAATTAAACAAGGTGAAGAACAAAGTTTGTGGAAATATAAAGATTAAAGGTGCAGAAAGTAACTAAGAAAGAAGGCAAAGAAATGTCAAGAAATAAGATCACAATACTTATATTATTAGGATTTTGGTCATGTGGAACAGGTTATGCTAGTGATGTCTATATCACTCAGGCAGGCTCAAATACAACTATTGATATTACACAGACAGGTGACGGTAACACTGTAGGTACTTCAAGTACTTCTTCTACATTTAACGGTACATCTGATATAGACATAAGTCAAATCGGTGCAGGTAATACTGCAAACGTAACCACAACCACAGGAACAGAAGGTACCACTCTAAACTATTCTGCAACAGGCGGATCCAACGTATTAGATGTTCAAATTGATGGTGCTACAGATACAACTTTAACAACTACAATTACTGGCGATTCTAATGAAGTTACTCTATGTGGTACAGTGACAACTAATGCCTCTGCTGGTACTTCTGCATCATGCGGAACTGGAGTGCAAGTTAATACCACGACTACTAACGTTGCTGTCACAGGCGATTCTAATAAGGTAGCGGTAGGAGCAGGCGCAGCAACTGCTGTTAACAATATCACGATTGGTGGTAATCAAACAAGTAACTCTAATATAGTTAACCTACAACAGACAGGCACAGATACTCCAGCTGCTACATTAGCAATAGATGGTTCTACAAATGTTATTAACATCATACAAAACTAAGAGCATACTAGCAGCCTTTATTTTATTGCCTCAGATTGCATTTGCTAATATCGGTGTAGTCACATCGCAGATTGGTAAAGATGCTAATATCACACGCGCTAAAGATAACATTCTTGTGAGTGAAGGTATTGGTATCAATATGAATGATACTATTACTACATCTAAAGCTAAATTAAAACTCAGATTCGAAGACGATACTAAAGTCTCTATCACTCAACAAAGTAGGTTAGTGATAGACGACTTCGTCTATGATCCTTCAGAACCTGGTACCGGTAAGCTTGCAATGAATGTTGCTATGGGTACTGTAAGATATGCTTCCGGAGCGATTGCAAGAAACAATAGAGAGAACGTTAGATTAAGAACTCCTACTGCAACAATCGCAGTGCGTGGCACAGATTTTACTATGACCGTAGATGAGATCGGTCGCAGTCTTATTATCCTATTACCTTCTTGTCCTGACGATAATCCTGCTAATTGTTTTACTGGAGAGATTGAGGTAAGTTCAGATGCAGGAATGGTTATACTTAATCAAGCCTTTCAGGCAACAGTTGTTGCAAGTGCTAATAACCCGCCTAGTCCTCCTAGAATTATTAGCATAGATCCAAACAACATTAACAATATGCTCATCATAAGTCCTCCTAAAGATTTACCAGGAGGCTCAGCTTATATCGAACAAGCAAAGTTAGATAACGCATTAGATAAAGATGCTCTGTTATTCGAAGAGCTTATTCAAGAATACTTCGAAGACGAGCTATCGTATAGCCAATTAGATATGAATTACCTTGATATAGAATTTCTTGGTAACATACTTGATTTAACTATGATGTTAGTTGAAGCTTCTTCAATTAAATCAATTGATCCAGTATTACCCACTATACATGCATACAGTTCGTATATTCAATACAGTTACAACGAAGAAGGTATATGGTTGTATTCTGAACGACCACCGCATGTTGTACAAGTAAGTCTTGATAGATACACAAATGGTTATGTGAATATTAATCAAGATGGCGTAATAGCTCCACTCCAGATTAATGAAGGAGGTAGTGATGTTGTCATTAATATTACACAGAATTAGTATTATATTATTTGTATTAATCACAAATACTTCTCATGCTGCTACCGGTACTCCTGTAATGAATGTAAGTGGAGCAGGTAGTGATTACATCTTTGTGTATGAAGGAAATGATAGTATAACCTATGCAGACCTATCGGCTTTAGGCAATTCAATTATTGGATGGTCAGCTACTTGCACATCAGGAAACTGTACAGTTGGAGATGTATTATATGTCGGTGGTGTTGGCGGTAATGGCAATGACTACCTATTTTTATATACTGAGGATGTAAGTGGCAATGTTGTTTATCCAGTACCAGGAGCTTGGTATTCATTTACTGCCCCGGCTGCGCCCACGCCCGTGTACGGGAGCACCGCATTAACAACAGCGCAACAAACTAGAATAAATGCTGCGTTAACTGCATATGCTGGTGGAGCTGGTGATACAGTTGAGGCTAATATTATTGGCGATACTAATGATATATACATTGAACAGGCAGGCGGTGTAAGTTATATAAACCTACTGATTAATGGCAATCTTAACTCATTTGATTCTAAACAAGATTTAGCCTCAGGCTCACATGGATACATTGAAGCTACTATAACTGGTGACAGCAATGATGTTGATATATTGCAAAAGGGCAACAACTTCGACGGTACTGGCGATAAAGCGACTATGCTCACTATAACAGGAGATAGTAATACCGTTGACATAAGACAACATGGTCTCGGTGATAAGTTTGTAGACTTAACAATTACCGGCAATAATCACGAGGCTACTATATTTCAAAATGGTGCTGGTGCACATAGCGCTAGAGTAGTCCTTGATGGATCTCAACCTTGGGATTTTGAATTAAATCAAAATGGTGCTACTGACCAGAATTATACTTTACCACACACTTTGACAGATGGGTCAAGTGTCAATGGAACCTGCAGCGCTATCGGCGGATGCAATTTAACAGTAAATCAAAACTGAGAGTACAATGAGAATATTAATAGCCTTAATGATATGTTTATTACCAATTTCAAGTTCAGCTAAAGTGTTTAGTCTTACCACTGAACATATATGCGGAACAAAAGAGAAAACAGAGAAATTTCTAACTGACATTGGACGTATTCCATTTATAGAAGCTGATGCAATGGTCTTGAGCGCAAGTGGTGAGAAGCTTCCCTCAGTCATGAAGATCTTTGTAAATCCTAAAGACTGGACATATGCTGTCATGATTGCGAATCCTGATGATAGTATATGGTGTATACTTACTGAAGGTAAAAACTTTAGGGCTATGACGCCTAAAGGTTCTATATGAAAAAGTTATTAAATCCATGGTGGGCCTTAATTACTCTTGCAGCATTACTATATGTGTTTGCAGTGCCTTCTAATTTTATAGAAAGTACCAAGCTTAATTATTTTGATACGCTTATCACTAGTCAAGAACCAGTAGAAAATAATATCTTTATAGCAGAGATAGACGAAGCAACACTTGATCTATACGGACAGTATCCATTTCCAAGAGACGTCTATGCAGACATCATAGAAGATTTATATGATCAAGGCGCTGGTATAGTAATATTAAATATTATGATGCCTGAAGAAGATAGACTAGGAGGAGATTCTTATCTTGCTGATACGTTACAAGCCTTCCCAGTAATACTTGCATCTCGTCCATCAGATGTAACAAAGAACGAACCTATTAATCCAGGTGCAGTGATAATTAATCCAGAATATCTTGATGCTATATTACCATACGGTGGTATAATTGCAAATATTCCTATTTTAGAATCTTCAGCAATCGGTGCAGGTATCGTAAGTACTGAACCAGAAATTGATGGTGTCGTACGACGTATGCCAACAGTTGCTATTGTAGATGGTGTTTTATATCCTTCTCTTGCATTAGAAACATTACGTGTGATTGCAGGTGACCCAAGTTTCCAGATCAAGCTACAACCTAATGGCGTAGAGAAAATGCGTATCCCTCATTTCGGTGTTATACCAACTGATAGTGAAGGTCGTGTGTGGATTGATTGGAGCCAAAAAAGTACCTCATTTAGTATAGCAAATATGCCTGATGATTTCATTGACCTGACAGCTGCCATAGTAATTATTGATGTAACTGCTGCAGGTGTTGCTAATCCTGTTCCTACAGCCATGGGCAGTAAGTTTGCTGGTGAAACTCAAGCTGCTGTGATCGGTACTATGTTCTCAGGTACTAATATACAGAGACCGGACTGGGCTCCACAAATGGAGCTTCTTGTATTGCTTCTAGGTGGATTGTTACTGATCATATTGAGTAGATGGATGGCCGTAGGTTTATTAACCACTGTAGCGTTAATAGGGGCACTGATACCATATTCTATGCACATATACGCGACAGAGAAGATATTACTAGATGCAACAGCTCCAGTGATTACTCTTATTATTGTTGCCTTGCACGTATATGGTATTAAGTTTATTCGTGAGTTCCTTGAGAAGCAACAGATCAAGAAACAGTTTGAACATTATTTAGATCCACGTCAAGTCAAGGCATTACAAAAGAATCCTGAGTTATTAAAGTTAGGTGGTGAACGGAAAGAAATGTCGTTCTTATTCATGGACATTATAGGGTTTACTCCTATCAGTGAATACTATAAGAACAAAGATGATCCTGAAGGTTTAGTAGTTCTTGTCAATGAGTTCCTTGATGAGATGACGAATATCATATTAGCGAATGGTGGTATGATTGACAAGTTTATGGGTGACTGTATCATGGCAGTATATAATGCACCTATTGATATGCCTAACCACGCAGAGATGGCAGTGAAGTCTGCAATCGAAATAGAAGCTAAGACAATAGAGCTAAAGGGATTATATAAAGAAAGAGGTTTACCAGATATTAACGTTGGGACCGGTGTGAATACTGGTACCGCAATAATAGGTAACATGGGATCTACTACACGGTTTGATTTCTCTGTAATAGGTGATGCTGTCAATTTGGCTGCTAGATTAGAAGCAACAGCAGGTAGAGGAGAGTATAAAAATTACCCAACAATATATTCGTCTATGACAATGGAACAATTACCAGATAACTTTGAATCTAAAAAGATTGGTAATATAAAGGTAAAAGGTAAGGAAGATGTAATAACTATATACTCTCCTCACATTCTAGCATTAACTAAATATAAATAGCTATACATACTTAGTAGGAGAACGACATGGCCAAGCGATTAGAAAACGGATCTATATACGAATCTGCAGATCTAGATGGTGATGGTATTGTAACTGATGAAGAACTTGATATGCAAGAACGAATGATCCATTTAGAAAACGAAGATAAGAAACAAGATGCACAACGTAACATGGCATGGTTTGCTTTAGCTG